TCGTTTCGTGACTGGTAGATGGTGACGTGGTCAGGTTTACCGCCATCGGATGTGGCGAGCAGGAAGCCGACTGTTTGGACGATTGCTGGGTCGAGGTCTAGGTCTTTGATGTTGACCCATGATTCGGATCCGCTGTGCGCATCATGCCAGGTGACGAGTACTGCGGTCACTTCTTCTTGCGTGTCGCAACCTGCTTCGTCTTTGTAAGACTTCCGCTCGGCTCCTTGGTTACATGCCAGTCGAGATGACTGGTAAGTTTTGCGCCTTGTTTCGCGACCATGTCGATCAGATTGTCTAGTCGCTTTTGAACGATGGCGTGATCGTTTCGGTTCTCTGTGGCGAGGTTTTTCATTTGGATGATGGCGACGATGATTCCGCCGAGTGCTGCGACTACTGCGGCGAAGACGGCTGCAAGTCCGGCATCCATGTCACACGGCCTTCTTGCGGTCAAGCCATGCTTGTACGGCTGGTGGCACGTTGTCGCCTGCGGTGTATCGAAGATGCCATGGTTCTTCTGGTACGACTTCCCATGAGAACCCGAAGTCGAGTGCGTTGGCGAGCATCCATTCGAAGCGTTTACCAGACGCTGACCAGATGTCAACCGCCACGCCCAAATTGTGCATGGACGAGCCAGGTGCAGCGAGTGAAGCCAATGTCGGTGACTTCTTGTACCACTTCACACCTTCCCAAGTGCGGGTTTGCGCACCAGCGATCGGTTGCTTTTGGTATCGCTGAAGGAACACTGTGGTTTGCATCGCGAGTGATCGGTAGGTGTCGCCTGCCGAGGTTGGTTTGAATGGTTTGATTCCGTCGGCGAATGCTTTGTCGCGCATCGCATGATATGCGTCGGCTGCCCGCCAATGAAGTTTGCCTTCAGGTTGAACATCACGCAACAGATGCGCAGGTACCTCGCCAGGCTTCACGCCTTTGAGATCCGCCGGCAAAGTGACCTTAACTATCGGCCAGTTCTTTGCGTTCATTTCTTCTTCTTCGCGCCTGAGAATGCTTCTTTGATTTCTTCGGACGACAGTTCACCATCGACGGATGCTTCGGCGAGTGCGGACACAACTTTGATGACAGCCATCGCACCAGCCATGATCGCAGCCTTACCAACCGAAATGCCGATGACGGCACCTGTGGTGATTGCTGGTAGTGCGTTGGCGAGGAACAGTGAGATGAGTCTTTGTCCGAGGTCAAGAAACTTGGCGACTGTTGCGTTCTGTTTAATGTTCATGCTCTGTTCCATTTTCTTCTCCTTTGTCGGTTAATACTCCTGCCAAGTGTAGTGCGAGGGACATGAACGTGAATATCAATGCCCATGTTTGCAGGCTTCCAGACAGGGTCATGATGGTGATCGCGGACGCGCCGAGGGTAAACCCTAAGGCGAATATCTCTTTGCGTAATTTGGCAAACATTCTAATTTTCTCTTCTGCGCAGGCTCGCTCCTACCGCAACAAGTGTATTGGATACAGCGACCAGCGTTCTACGCTCACCAACAGGTATGGTCTGCCCGACCATCTGAAACGAATCGAAGACGCCTGCGAACACGTTGATTGTTTCTTGGAACGCTTTCTTGACTTTCGTTGGTGCTTCGTTTAAGGCTGCGACAAGTTCGTCGGCTTGCTCGACTGTGATTTGCTCGACGACAAGTTCTTCAAATATCTGTTCGGCTTGGTCCTGGGTGATTGCCGCCAACACGTCAGGACTTGAAGCGATGCTGACCGCCTGGTCCGAAGTGATAGCGGTTGTCAAGATCTGCTCGATGGCTGCGACCACTTGTGCCGGTGACGCATCCTTCAACTCGTCCAACACCTCGGCGACCTTCTCGTCGGTGATCGGTTGTTCAGGCTCGATGTCAAGTAGCGTGGTGGTTGATGAGATCTCTGTTGTTGGTGTTGTCGTTTGTGGGATATCTGTTTCTTGCGTCGGCTCTGATGTTGGCACACTTGTTTCGTCGGGCAGAGTTAGAGGCGGAACAGAAGAAGTCAGATCAGTTGTATTGGGAAGAGGTAAGGAAGGATCGGTTGTAGATGTTTCGAGAATCGTGGTGGATGTTGTGGGTTCGGGTTCAGGCAAGGAAGTTGTGGTGGTGGTATCAGGAACTGATTCGACGACTGGTTCGCTAGTCGTCGTAGTTTGAGGAGGAGTATATGGTGCTTGCGTTGTTGACGGAGCTGGTGCAGTTGTTGTGGTCGGCGGTGTCGTGGTATTTGTCGTTGATGTGGTTGTGTCTAACTGAGTTGTGGTCGTGGTGCTGGGAAGGATTGTTGTAGATGTCGAAGTTGTGGAGGAAGAAGTTGAGGTCGTGGTCGTGGTTTCTTCAACTGTCGTTGATGTGGTTGGTGTACTTGATGTGGTTGATGGCATTGTTGTCGAGGTGACGGCAGCCTGAGTTGTGTACGCCTCGTCTGGCACAATTGTCCAGTCGCCGTCATCTATTTTCCATGCAAGCATTAGGCAGGCTGCTCCGCCGTTCTCGTACATCCACAATTCAAGTGGCACACTTTCGGCGTTCAGTTGTAGCGGTCCTGACATAGTCCAAGTGCAACCCTGATCCTGCCAAACACCGAACGTGTTGCCGCCGATAGTTATCTCGCCACCATCATCGGACGCGATCATGAACTCGATGGTTTGATGTTCAGGAATCGTGATGTAACCAGTCATGTGAACCATGAACAAGTCATAGGTGCAGTCCTCGTATAGTTCACCGTCGTAGTTGCGGTTGATGTTGTTCTCTATCTCCGAACCGCAAACAACATATTCGGATGTCGACTGAAGCGGCGGAATCTCGTCAATCGTGTAGTAGGTCGTGTTCAACCCTGGCTGTGCTTCGGCTCGAACCGTGGTCGGCCAGAACGCAAGAACTATCGCTGGTAGTGGGATCAGCCACCTAGTTAGATGGCGACCCACTCAAGATCTTCTTCACTCCACTCGTATGGTCCGCCAGTCGAAGGCATTGGTGTCGGCGGTTGCCAGTCGTGATTTGCGTCAAGAGTCCACGAAGGATACGGCTGTGGTGCAACGAACACATCAGCTTCAGCGTCAAAGGTGTAGCCAATCCCAGCAAATTGTTTGCGATAACTGTTGGTTGCGTTGTATGAAGTGCGTTTACAAGTCAAACCTAAATGCCACGGTTGGTTTTCGTAAAACTGTTCCCACGCTTCTGTCGAACCGCCAACTTCTGTTCCGTCTGCGTCTAATTGTGTAACCGTTTCATCAACTCCCGTCAAAACTTTGACAACGATGTTGTTGCTATCTATAAATGCGTAATGTGCCATTATGCCCAACTCACGTTTCCTGAACCTGCGGTTATTGTTGCGATTGTGTTTGCGCCGCTAGTTGTTGTCGATCCTGTCAAACCTGCGCCAATAGTTATTGTGCCTGCAGATGTTGCAAAACTTAAAATTACGACGCCCGACCCGCCTGCTGCGCCGTTACTAACTGACTCGCCACCGCCACCACCACCGCCGCCTGTGTTTGCTGTGCCTGCAACTGCTGCGACGCCTGCTGCGGTTTTGCCTGCACCGCCGCCACCTGTGCCACCAGAAGCATTAACAGTTCCTGAAGAGTGACACGAACCGCCACCGCCACCACCATAAGTCACAGACGCACCCGTAATGCTTGACGCTGTACCGTTACCACCTGCGCCTGGATTGTTGCCTGACGTGTTTGCGCCGACTGCACCTGTACCGCCACCACCTGAACCTGAAATGTTTGAGCCTGTGCCATCGCCGCCTTTAAATCCTTGCGCCGTTGTACCCGCTGAACCAGTTACTCCATTTTGTCCGACACCACCACCGCTACCGCCGCTTGTACCTGCAATAGCATTAAATTTTCCGCCGCCACCGCCGCCAGTTGCGGTCAATGTTAACAAATTAGGAACTACAACTAAACTAGATGCAGACCCTTGATTACCAATTGCATCGGTTGAAACTGTCGCCCCACCTGCGCCAACAACCACCGCGTAATTAACACTCTTTGCCAATTGCACAGGGTTAAACGCAGCCGTACCGCCACCCGAGTTTGTGACGCTTGACAACATACCGCCACCACCGCCACCACCAGAGTTACCAGCATTTTTACCGCCACCTGAACCGCCACCAGCCAACACCAAAAAATCTACTGCAAAAGTTGTCGCCGCCGCACCACCGCTAAAAAAAGTTGCAGCACTGGCACTCTGGAATCGCAGAGTCCCACCTCCATATTGTGCCAGCACAAGGTTTGTTCCAGTAACTGTGATTGCGGTTGACGCTGCTTGAATTGTGCAAGCACCGGCACCGAGTGAAGAAATGAATAGTGAGTCACCCGCAGCGAATGTTGCGGCAGGCACAGAGATGGTAGTCGCAGTCGAAGCTGTCATCTGTACATGTGTGCCGAGGTCGCCTGCAACAAGTGTGTACGGAGCTGTCTTCGCTGACACTGTTTGGTTGTAGTCGTTTTTTTGCAGATCGTTCATCTGCTGTGCTGTGAGCGTCTGCCCACTAGAGAAACTTTGTAGTGCCATATTGCTCCTATCCTAGCCCAACATCGACATCGTCAAGTTGAGACTGATCCAGTATGAATGCGGTCAAGAGTTGTGCTTGTCCTAGCCCGAATCTTATCCGATGGTCGGAGGTGGTGATGTCGTGGTTTACGGATTCAATGAACACCGAGTCGGTGCGGGTTAGCGGTAAGCCAGTCGTGTAGGTTTTGGTGACATTGATGATGTCGCCGACATCGAGTGCCAACACGGTTGGCCAGAGTGCCGAACCGCAAGCATTCAGGCTGGTTGATATCTCGTTGAATCGGATGATTGGTTCTTTGTATTTGTCAAGAAGGTTCTGTGCCAACGCCGACCCAGCCGCCAAATCATTCAACGGCACATTCGAGAACGACAAAGTTTGCACACCATACTTGCCTTGGCTTGTCGAGTCGGCTGCGACTTGTGCTGCGGTGCCACCATCAACATCCACTTGCACACGGTTGAACAAAGTTTCTTGACCGTATGCGACACCGATAGACAGAATCGGTATCTCGTTTGTCGCTGTACCACCGAACGATGCGATAGCGGTAGAGAACGTGAAATCTATTCTCGGATCAAACACAATCTGGTTCTTGCGGTTCGCAAACAGTCGACCATCTTCGGCGACTGCGACAGCCTGCAACGCCGTCAACGTATTTGTATTGTCTGCATAGGCGACGGTTCCGCATGTTGCGACACCTGTGGCGATGTCACGCAACGCAGTTGAGTAGGCGACTTCGGCTCGATCCAAGATCGCTGTGACTCGCGCCGAAGTTAGTTGTGATGATGGTGTGAATGCGGTGAGGCTGGTGCGGCTTAACTCGTATAGACCGTCGGCTGCGATGATTGATGCAAACGACAGGTTCGGCATCTCATAGGTGATGTCAAGGTCGGTAATTGCTCCGACGAACAGTTCGGCTGTGCCGGCAAGAACCTTGATCGCACGTCTCGGTGCAAGATCGAAGTCACCTGCATACCAAGTTGAAGCGGTGTTCGCTGGGTCGAAGAGTCTGCCTGATGCGCGGTCGTCAGCCAAGATACGGCAGGTGCCTGGTTGGAATTGTTCTGTTTGTGCGCCACGGCCACGCTGAACCGACACGGCGAGAATGTATTCGGTTGCATCCACGAAATCAGTTGAACCATTCAACACATCCGTACCATCAAGAGTTGACGAGTCGAGCGTGAATGCGTCAGCGACCGCACCAACATCCAACAGAACCGAATACTCTTGACCCCACTTCAAAGTCTTAGGCATAACTACGCAACCGCGAACTCTAGAAAGTTCCCACCAGCGATCCGGCTATATTGCTGCAACACCTCAACAATCTGACGCCCAGCCTCAACACCATTCGTGCCGATACCAGTATTGATGATGTACTGGTTCCCGTTGCTACCAGTCGGCGTAGCGGTCGTGGTCGTCATCGGAGTCGGCACAGACGGCAGAGTTGGGATAGATAGACCAGTTCGACCAGTGTTTTTTGCTGCTTCGGCAACCTTCTCAATCGCTTCTCGAAGATTGTTATACGCCTCTTCTTCACGTTCAATGGCTTCAGTGTTTCGTTCTGATGCTTCTATCTCTTTTTTCTTTGCATCATTAAGTTCAATCAAGAACTTCTTATAGGTTTCAGAACCTACTGCCGCACCATCAACAGCCTCATTCAATAGAAGTTGAGCTTCTTTTAGTTTCTCTGTGGCATCAAACTGAGAATCGGTTGCATCAGCGACAGCCAATTTTGCTTGCTCAAGATCAATCTCGGCTTGACGGATATCTTGTGCGTTCGCTTCTGGATCCTTACGCAAATCAGCAAGTTTCTTTTCAGCATCGCGAACAGCAAATACCGATTCCTCGATACGGAACCCAGCCTCAGCGACATTGCGTTGAGCCTTGGATAGCTCACGTTGAGCCGCTTTTGCCTGATCTGAATCCGCGCCGTATCCATTGACCGCGTCATTCAACGCTTTCTGCTTGGCCCTCACATCATTCGTGGCGTCACGCAAACTTTGAGCAGTTTTATCGGAAGCCTTTTGCGCATTGTTGAACGCCTTTTGTGCAGATGTCGAGGACTTCAACGCATCTGTATATTTCTCAAACTTTTGTTTCGCTGTCTCAATCGTCTTGCTTGCACCGCCGGCAGAACTTTGAAGTCCTGCCAAAGTTTTGTTGTATTCGTCTTGGATCTCTTTCGCCGTCTTGGTTTTACCTGCAAGCGAACCGTAGCCTGCGATCATTGGGCCGATGAACTTTTGAACTGGACCTCCAGCGGCGATACCGCGTTGCACCTGGTCTAAGTCTCGTAATTGTTGCTGAGTGACTGTTGCTGCGGCTGCGACACCAAGAACATCGGTTCGGAATCGGTCAAACGCTGCACCAGTCACAGCGGTATTGGTTTTTAAACCGTCAAGACCAGCGATAAAATTGTTGACTGCAAGACCGACATTGTCGAATGCGTCTTTGCCACCTCGGACGAAGGCGATCATTGAGACGATTGCACCACCTGCGAAGATGATTGGCTTTACTAGATCGATGAAGACATTGGCTATCTGGCCGACTGATTCAACTACGGCTTGAACCATGTCAACAACCCTTAGTCCGAACTCACCAGCTTCAGCCGTTGCGGCAAGTAACGCATCTCGAAGACTGCCACCACCAGAAAGTTCATCAGCGAATGCCTGGATGACAGGCACCACATGCTTTTGAATAAACGCAACAAGTTTTTCGGCGATAGGAAGCAACGCATATCCGATACCTTCCCATGCTTCACCGATTGACAATTTCAATATGTCAAGACGACCAGCGAAAGTATCTGCCGCGGCAGCCGCCGCACCACCAAATTGAGTGTTAAGAGTTTCAACTATTGAACTTAAGTCTTTTGACTTCTTGACATTCTCATCGAGCGGAATACCTAATTTGGTGAGCGCACCAACATTGCCTCCGAAGGCTTTACCTAAGGCAAGAGAAACTGCTTCCAAGTCCTGCCCTGTTGCAGCACTTATGTCGAGTGCAAGTCCGAGGTTTGTTTGAGCGAAAGTGATGTCACCTGTCGCTCTCGCGAGGTTCGCTAGGGCTGGACGAAGCTGATCGTCGGCCACACCGACAAGCATTTGTTGTTTGGATATATATTTTTCGACGGATGCGATCTGTTCATCGGTGGCTTCCATCGTTCGACGTAATTGGTCGGCAAGTTTCTTTTGACTTTCTTGATCTTCTGTGGCTGCCTTTACTGCGCTGAATGCTGCACCTGCGATAGCACCTGCCGCAGCCGTCGCAATTAATGCACCTTTCTTGGCGACATCAAAGACTTGTCCAAGCGCGTCTGAACCTTCTTTGCCGAGTTTCTTGAACGCCGTGATGGCACTGTCGGCGTTGCCTAAGATTCGTACGAGGAATGTGCGTTCACCTGCCATGGTGAAGCAATTCTACTCAGTTAGCAGCCATCCGTTTACGCAGCTCAGCCCACTCACGTTGCATGTCTCTATGTATCTCTTCTTGTGTCATGCCGTCATACTGTGACAAATCGACTGGTGCATCCCACCACTTCGGGTCAAGAACACATCGCATTGGATTACCGCGACGCGGTTGACGAGTCGAGCGAATGCTCGGTGTTGAGAACGTGCGAGTCGGCGCAGCGATATCTGTGATGGTCGGGTCAAGAAACCGCCAACCTGAATGATGAGTACGGAATGGCTGACCAGCCTCGTGTTGTGGCAGATAGAAGATACGAGCTGGGTCCTTCGTTGCTGGATCGCCTTTGAGACGAAGACGCTCATGTGTTTCATACCACACTTCTTCCCAATTCTGTACTGGCACAGCCTGCTCGAACGGGACAACAACATGCCAGTGAGGATCGTTGTCACGATGTGACCAGGTTGTGTAAGCGAAATGTATATACGATCCGAGGTCAGCATTCTCGAATGCTTCGCCGTCAAGGTCGGCAACTAACGCCCAGACATGTGACACGTTGCGATTGCCACGGGTGGTGTGTTCACGGTATGTGACTGGCGCATATAGTCTTCCGTCAAACTTCTGTTTATGTTCTTGATGGTTGCCGAGCATCGCTGCGAAGTCCATCCAAGATGTAGCAATGGTCTTTGGGTAGACGGATTTGACGGACGGGAAACCGACGACTTCAAACATTGTGCAGAACCTCCTAGGTTCAGGATAGCGAATCCTGAGCCGAATGCAAGTATCAAATACCTAGTTGTTTGACGACTTTATCTATACCTTCTAGGTATTCTTTGGCGATTTCGTTCTTGCGTTTACGAACGGTCGGCCAGAAGAAGTAGCCCGATTGACCGCGATGGCGAAGGAATTGAAGGGTCGTCCGTCTAGCACCACCACCGAACTCGGCACCGAAGAACACATCACCACGAGTTACCTTGATTCTGCGTTTACTATTTGGACGAGATTTTGAAATAAACGGTTCTTTACTTCGAAGTCCGATGGTTGGGATGCGATCATTCTTTGCGCGTAATCCTCTAGCGACTTGTATTGCTTGACTTGCTCGACTGACTGTGCCTGCTTCTATGCGAACTTGACCTTCTAGATCTCTTGCAATTTGGTAAGCAACTTTGCGCATTTCACCATTGAATGCTTTGCTTGCTTTTTGAAACTTGTTGAGAGTCTCAAATAGGTCTTTGACGATGACTGTATTGTTTGCGATTGCTGCGGTGCCGGCACGACCGAGAGTTCCACCTGTATCACCTGGAACATTCGGGAATGCTGAGAATGCCATCACTTGATCCTTTGTGGTGGGTTAGATTTGATGCTCTTCCAGCGCAGATAGCCGAGCATCGTGTACAGCATTCTAGGTGATTCTTGTAGAAGGAGACTTGGCGCAATCGAAGTCTCGCAGGCGAGATATGCGATCAGCCAGTGGGCTGAGTTTTCTCCAAAGGGTTGATCGCCGAAGATTCGGCACCAACCTCCACACTGTCAACTGTCTCAGTCCATTGATCAAAGTTCAATGCGGTTTTTTTAGTGCGTTTCTCGGCATGCCAAGCCAACCAAGCAAGATCGGTCAACTTCAGTTCTGTTTGAAAGTTTGCAACAGAACGATTCTGCTCTCTTTCGAATGCGATGAAGTCGGCGAACTGTGCGGTCACTTTTGTGGTGACGTTGTCTAGCGTCGTGACTTCTAGGTTGATTTTCATTCTTACCTCCTGATTGTTTTGTTAAGAATTATGCAGTTGCTTTTGTGATTGTTCCGCTGATTGGCCACGTTACATCGGCTGTGTTCAATTCACCGACAGCACCGTTCACTGGCGACCATTCGGTTACGAGAACCGAGAAGGTGTAGTGAGGTGAAGCTGTGCCTGCTGCGGCTGTGCCGGCTGGTTTGATAACCATGGTCACGGCTGTCGAGCCAACAAGCGGATAGATCAAGCCTTCAACTGATGAGTATTCGTTGTGAAGTGAAAGTGTCACCGAGTTGTCGATCAAGCCTGCGACGCGGGTTACTGCACCACCACTGCCGAAGTTTGTTGTTGGTACCTCTGCTGCTGTAGTGCTTAGCGTAATTGCTGCCACGTCACTGGAAATATCTGTGCCGTTGAGTGTGACTACTGAGTTTGTGAGAACTAACTTTGCCATGATTATTTATCTCCTGCCTTGTCGGCGATAGAAGTTGATTTTTCTGCCACCAGAACAATGCGACCCGATGCCAGTAGAGAGTCTAGATGGTCAACTTCGTTGCCATCAATAGTGGCTGGATATTGTTTGTCTAGAACCGTGAAGCCTTCGACCACCTGATATTTCGCCATAGGTTAAGCGTACACCACGACACGGAAATCGACTGTCAGATAGGTTGTGTCGTTCGCGTCAACGGTTGTGATGTTGGATGCTTCTTCGACGATCAATGTTTTGGCGTATCCGCCGAGGGTTGTGTCGGCTTCGATGGCGGCACGAATCCCACCGTCATAAGACAGGTAAGTGTCCATAAGGTTTTGTGCTGTGCGTTCGGCTGCACGACCCACAATCACACTGACCGTGAAGACATGTGTGACCAAGCCTGCTCGCATTGCACCGTGATAGGTGATCGACTCCAAGGTCGGCCATGCGATACCGCCGACCGATGGGTTTACTTGGTCGGGTTGTTGTGCGTAGGCGCGAAGGTTTGTGATTGTTTCAAGCCGAGTCTTGATGCCGTTCTTTAGTTCGGTGACTGTTGCGCTCATGCAAACATCCGCATTCGGCGATATGGCTCGACAAGTTGTGCGACGTCTGGGTCGAGTGCGCGTGTCACTCGTATCGCACCCAAATCTCCGAAGCCGGCAACGCCGAGCGGTGAATCGTAACGCTTAAAGATTCTCGATGCCTGAATGATCACCGCTTGCGTGATCGGTTCAGGTACAGATGGCCAACCGTAGATGGCGGTCAGTCTGACCAATGCTTCTTGACCGAAGTTTGTGTTCAATGTTGGGAACAGGTAATCGCCGACTGCGCGGATCCGTGTGTACGGAACAGTCAATCCGTCCAAGATTCCGTTCACTGGTTCTAGTTGATAATCGGATGGCGACCAAGTGACATCGAAGTTGCCGTCTGCGTTTGTTTGACTTTGAAGTGTTAATGCTGTGCCTGCGATGTCATCTATTTCGCATACGAAAGAATCACCTGCGGTGAACACTCGTGTCGTCGCCGAACTGTAAGCCCAGAACTGTCGGTTCGCATAGCCGTCAATTAGTCGACTGGCTGCACCGGCACAGTTGTCAATTAGATCGTCGTCTTGTGTGTCGGCGGTGCCGATACGAAGAGCAGCCTTGATCTGATTGCGTGTGGCATAGCCATTGGTGATTGCCATAGATTCCTATCCTACTCAACAACCAACAACTCAAGTGATGGCTGAAGTCTGAAGAATCTTACTCCATACAACTCGCGCAACTTGTTGACGACGACCGGGAACCATTGACTCCAGCCTTCAGGGTTGATTGCTTTGCTGTCGCCGTACTTGCCGAAGTTACTTATCCCACCTATCGACCCGTTGTCAACGCCGATCAAATTGATTTGTGATGCACCCATGTAGCAGGCAAGGTGCATCGCAATATGTGCCGAAGTGCCGCCAACAACCAACACATCTGGGTCGGTTGGCCATCCGATGTCAGGTCGCCAGAATGGTGCGTGTGGTCGGAAGGTAACGTGATTACCTGAACCGACATGTGTTGCGGTCATGTCTGATGCTTCTAAGTCCATGTCTGGAGTGACGAATATGCGGTCAGGGTTTTCGTCAATTCGTCTGGCTGTAGTCAAGTTGGCTTTGGAATAATTTGACGCCGAATAGAAGTCGGCGATACCGAACCAGAACCCGACATCGTTGATTGACACAATAACTTTGTCATCGAAGAACTGTGGTGTCACCCAATCCATACTCGGACCAGAGCCACACACCCAGATCTCTTCACCTTTGTGGCGGTCTTTTAAGTCTTGAAGAATCATTCAGTCAACTTCGGCGGCCAATCCTCACCAGGTATCACACGACCAGATTCCAACAGTCTACGAAAGTTGAACACTTCTTGTTCGGCTTGGTCGTCTCTTTGTGCAGTCAGTGCATCATCGTGTCGAACCCAAGTCCACACACAACGCGAATCAAACGACGCTTCAACATTGTGTGACCGCATCTCGCACCAATGAATCCAATCAACATACTTGTGGGAACGGTACGGAATCTTCAACCAAGTCTTGCGACGAATCACCGCAAGCCCTGGCATACCGTTGTTTTGTTGATTAAGGAGATTCTTATATTGCTCAGGTGTGCCGTAACACAACCCGCCGTCCCACCGACCGCGCACATTCACGGCGTCACCTTGTAGAACTAGACCATCAAAGAAGTTCGGGTCCATAGTGTCATCGACTGGAAGATGTGTACACCATTCCGCTGTTGCTTCACGCACACCCACATTCACACACGGCCAGATGCGGTCATCCCAATACGGCACAACCTTCCACCAAGACGGCACATCAACTCTGGCACGAGTCACAAGAATCACTTCCTGAGGCTTGACCGTCAACGCCTCAATGGACGCAATGAACCCTTCACCGAACCGATCCCAATAGTTCTGCTCAAATGGTGAGATTATTGCTACCGGCGCCGATACCACGACAACGGTGCCTTCCCTTCATAGATCCACGGAATCCACGAATCATCCATCTGTACTTCAATCAACTGTTCGCCGCGTATCGAGCGACCGATCCGATAGTTCTCAGCCATGAATCCTTCAGGGTCATCAACCATGAGTTCTTGGTGCGAAAACGAACGCATCTTGTTTGCAGCCCATTCAGGTCCACCCATCCAAGACACATGCCAACCTGACCGCAAGTTAGGTAGCCGTTCACGGTTGGATCGTAGATGTTGCGCACCACCAGCGCGTTGACCGTAAGGACCTGCGACCATAGTGTGTTCATCCGATAGACGCCAATACGCGGACATCACCAGGCGTTTCATTAGGTAGCCACGCCAACCTTCTTTCAGTATGTCGATGTCGGCTGGGTTCCAGATCTCGTCACAGTCGGCAACGGTCACGATGTCGTTGGCTTCTGGTGCGAACTCTTGCAACGCGACAAACAGATGGTTGCGTTGTGCGTGTTCAGCCGCCCAACCTAACTGATGCGTGTTCGGTTCAAATGTTTCGTAGTGGATTTTGTCGCGCCACTTGTAGAACCTGTCAAGGTCAATGCCGTGTGGTTTGGGTTGACCCATGAAAGTCGTTGATGATTCGACAATGATCATCTTGTCTACGACATCGCCGATCTCTGACAGTCGGCATTCGAGCATGTCGTGTTCTTGGTTGAATAGGATGCAGTCAAAGATCCTCATCGGTGTGTCTCGCCGATAAGCAATATGCGGTTGTCGTTCATCACAATCTTTGTGTCAATAGAACAATGTTTCTCAAACTCGGTCTGCAAAGTGCTGATGTCAGGTATGTGCCAAGTCGTGTCGGCAGGAATATATTCAACAACTATCAGCCAGTCACATCTTGTTGATGCTTCTTGGATTACTTCTTGCCAGTTTTCTTGCATCACCAAAGTATGTGACATGACCGCGCAATCGTATTCACCTGACTTGGCTGCGGTCAGACCGTCACCGACACGGAAGTCGACGCCAGGGTATGACGCTTTTGCTTTGCGTATCGCGGTCGGTGAGATGTCGTAACCAACAACTTTGCGATTGCGTAACGCCATCAGATGCGTCTGTGTACCTTTACCACAACCGATATCAAGAATGGTATTGAACGAATATGCACCCATTACGGTTGATAGCAGACGGTATCCCATCGGTCGCACATCGGACTGATACCACGCATCAAACTCTTGAACATCTTCGGCTTGGTACATCTCATCAAGTTTGAAACCGTCTTGCAAGTAGTCGTGATATTTGGCCATCAATCCCAACTCAAATCAATACGCCGTTGCAAATCCCATTCACCAGCATCAAGACGCACATTGCGCAACTTGAACAACTCAAGGTTCGATTCGAAGGTTGCCTGATTCTTGGCGATGAATGTCGGGTCGGATTGCAATGTGGATGAGTTGTCGTGATAGACGATCGCCTGCGATCTGGTTATCTGTTTGCCCATCCGTAATGCGCGACGCTCATAGTCGTTGTCTTCGAAGTACGCCGGATGGAACGCTTCACAGAACAAGCCAACATCTTTGACTACTTGTGAGCCGATCCACGCACAGCACCAACCTGGTTGACCTGCTAAATGAATCTCGTCTGTGTGGCATTCACGGTAGAACTTTTGTAGTTCGCCACGCTCGAAGAATGCGTCCGAGTTGAGCAGAATCCAACCTTGTGCGAACGGTGTCATCTTGATACCAAGATTCCAAGATGTCGCCACACCAAGATTGCTCGGCATATCCAAGATGTATCGGTTCTCAATGTTTGAGTTCTTCGGCAACGACAAACAATCCTTCTCAATCATTCCGCCATTGTCGATGATGATCAGATGCTCGACCGCATAGTCGATTGTTCTGATACATCGTTCAAGTAGGTCATATCGGTTGAGTACGGGTATGACTATGACCGGCACCATGCAGACAGCTCCTTCATTGCAGGCTTCCAAAACTGCTCAAAAACCTTGTCGGCTCCGTACCCTAGGGCATGGGTGATTGCGTCCTGAGAACGGCTTCTAGGCGCGTTATAGGCCATCTTCAAGGCATTGACGATGTCAGGTACGTTCGGTGTGAAGAACCATGAAGCCTGCGCCGCATCCCACCATGGCTGACCATCAACCGTCCAGCCGTCACCGACGAGTTCAGGTTGTGCCGTAAAGTTGCTGACGATCACTCGTGTTCCGCAGGCTTGTGCCTCAATGACAGGAATGCCGAAGCCTTCTCCCATACTGCAGGCAAGAAGAACATCGGACGCCGTGTACATCGCAGCCATCACATTCTGAGGCAACGAATGACGGTACGCATACTGATCGACAACCTTGTACTTGTCCTTCGATACACCGACCGCATCCAACAATGTCGGCAAACTAATCCCAGACATCGCACCATCAGGCTCCGTGTACAAATACAACACAGCATCAGGATGATCTTTGGCGAAGATAGAGAACGCAAGAATGTTCTCAGCCCAAGCCTTACGCGCAGGCTGACTACCTTTGTTCGTCGCAACCATAGACACAACGAACCTGTCCTCTTCCCAACCCATGAACTCTCGACCAGTCATCTTCCGACCATTGGCAAGCATCACAGAATCGGTTGGCTGGAACACAGGTTCAATTGCGTGAGGAACATACAAGTGTTCGACACCTGCCGTCTCCAACATTCGTGAACCAAACTTCGACATCGCTATCGGACGCACATTGTCACGCTCACACCACCTCAACACATCTGGCGGTGTCGGCTGATGATCGATAGGAACCCACGATGCGATGTTCTTCAAAGTTTTCAATGATTCAGATTTCAACACCCACACATCAAACAAAGTCATCAACAACGTCGGTGTCGACAGATCCTGATTCGCCCACTCCATAGTGTGCGCGACAACCACATCGTCGCTGTATGTTGCGAGTCCTTGCGGATAGATTTTGAAACCATTCCAAGTTGATGTCGCGCCTGACAGGCCGTACATCGCGTGGACTGCTACTTGGTGATCTTCTTTCGCGAGCCTTTGGATGACTTGCGCGGTTTGCTGTCCGTATCCGGTGGAAGCCCATGGAGCGTTGGAATACCAGACGACCCTGAGTCGGTCGGGATTGGTTGGTCGGACACTTCCAACGAGTGCGCTACGCCCGCTCGGAGCAAACGCTCCGCTAAGGCTCCTGGCATCTCCACTGGTATGCCTTTGACGATTACGGTCTGCCACATGATCCTCCTAAGTTTAGTGCAGAAATGGAAAGTCCACGGCCAACCCTGCACGAAATGGCCGTGGACTTAATCCTAGTCACAGTCCTTGCGGACTGTCATGTCTGTTTTCGGTTGCTCTAATTAAGCAGCGTTACCGATGAAGTGTTTGACATGTGATGTTTGTGGCAAGTTGCCGTCGACACGCATTGTTGCGCGGAAGGTGACAAGGCCTGAACTGAAAGCGAAATCGTCGCTTCGATCCAGTTTGATGCCGCCAACTTGACGAACGAAGAACGAAGGAAGGTGTCCGAAGATTACCGACTTCGCGCTTGTTGCTGTGCTCGCCATTGCTGGGTTCTCGAATACTGGGTATCCAAGAAGCAAGTCTTGCGCATCAGCGTTGAGTGCTGGTGAGAAGACGTAGTTGCCTGCTGTGTCCTTCAACGAGCGCATCTTCGCGATTGAAGACGAGTTCATCTGGAAGCCTGAACCTGCAAGACGACGACCGGCTGTGTCTACCGAGTAGACCAAGCTGATCAAGTTGTCTGCTGTGAACGCACCAGATACACCCGTTCCGCCAGTCACGCCGACAGCGGATGCTGTGACGATACCTTTTGGTTGGTTTGTGCCTGAGCCAGTTGTCAAAGCATCGTTCACACGGAAGCCAAGTTCGTTGCCGACCTGTGTTGCCAAGAATGACAAGATGTCAACACCGCTGTCTTCAATCAACTCTTGTGAGAGTTGAACAAGGAACGAATACTTGTATGCGCCCAAGGTGATGAACGAGTTGAAGATTGGATCTGACTCGCTGATTGCTGTGCCTTCGCCAACGATTGCAGCAGTTGAATACTGAGCAAGTGATGGAATCTGAAGGTTTTCGCCTGATGCTGTGTTCAAGACTGTCGAAGTCTGGAGCATTGGACCAACATGACGAGCAAGCATGATTACTTGGTCGTAGAACGATGTTGGTACTGGT